AAATTGGAGATGAGGTGATTACATATACTCAAGTTTCTGGTAATACCATTAGTGGAACAATTACAAGAGGCACGGATCCTAAAACTTATCCTGCAGGAACACCAGTTCACAAATATGAACTTGGTGGTGTAAATCTCCAGAGAATAAACAGAATTCATAATATGAGTGATGTTACTCAAGCAGATCCATTTACGTTTGATACTTATAAAGTCAAATTAGATATGAGTGATACTACTGGAACTGATAGAAGTACAGATGTTGGTTTCCCTAAACTTTATATGGGAACCACAAAATCTGCAGGTGGATTTGGCGTTAAAGCTACACAGAATATGCCTTTTGAAATTTTAACTCCAAATATTCAAAATCTCACTGTTACTGGCACATCTATTTCTGCTGAAGTTAGAACTGTATCTAGTAAGAGTTTCAGTGGAAATGAAATTCCTTATGTTGATAAGGGATTTGAAGATATTACAATCAATCAAAAGAATTATTTTGATTCCCCAAGAATGATTGCATCTAAAATTAATGAAGATGCTAATCTTGCAACGATTGAGGGTAATAAATCAATGAACATGAGATTATTCCTTACATCAACTGATACTCGCATTAGTCCAATTATTGACTCTCAAAGGGTCAGTGCAATCTTGACATCTAACCGAGTTAATAATATTATTACAAATTATGCAACCGATTCAAGAGTTGATACGATTGATGAAGATCCAACTGGATGTCAATATATCTCTAAAGAGATTGTTTTAGAAAATCCAGCATCCGCTATTAAGATTATTCTTACTGGACATCTTACTGAGGTGAATGATATTAGAGCATTCTATTGTATTAACAATAAACCAGGGCTTGAACCAATCTTTACTCCTTTCCCCGGATATAGTAACCTTAACTCTAGAGGTCAAATTATCTCTCCAGAAAATAATAATGGAGAATCTGATGTATTTGTTGTTAAATCTAATACATATGGATATGATAGTAGAGATCTAGATTATAGAGAATATACTTTTACTGCTGATCAATTGTCATCATTCAGAACATACAGAGTGAAATTAAATTTAACTTCTACAAGTCAATGCTTTGTCCCAAGAGTTAAAGAACTTAGAGTTATTGCTTTAGCATAATATGGATTTTTATGGATTAGAAGGTCATAAGGATCTCGCAAGAGATCCTGAAACAAACGCAGTTGTTAATGTGAATACGTTAGAATATCAGCAGTATCTTACAAGACGTGATGTTAAAACTGAAAATAATCACAAGACACAAAATATGGAGCAAGAACTTGCTAAGATGAAAGGTGATATTGATGAAATTAAGTTTTTACTAAAGGAGTTATTAAATGGACCCAAATGATATAGAACTTTCAAATCTATCAAAAAGTTTTGCTTATCAAAAACTTGCCGCTGAAATAGATGATTGTGATGATCGAGATGAACTTAGAAATATTGCAAAATCTTTTATTAAATTATATTATAAACAACAAGAAACCATGGCAGTAATAGGTATCCCAAATGGCATCTAAAACAATTACCTTTGATAAAAATTCTGGAGTCCCCTATGGACTTAATTTGACCATGTATGGTGGATCAGATTTTGAAGTTACATTGAATGTAAAAACTACTTCAAACGGTGCCTTTGATTTGACTAACTACAGTGCGACAGGTGGCATGTCTAAAAGTGTTGCTGTTGGCGCAACTCTTGGAATTACCTCTGCCTTCACTGTTGGATTTACAAGCGCATTTGATGGTGTGATGAAACTATCATTGGAGGCTGTTAATACTAGAGCAACTACAGAAGGTAGATATGTCTATGATGTTTTGGTAAAAGAGTCTGTCGGAGGGGGTGCGACTACGTATCCTTTAATTAGTGGAAATGTGACGGTAATTAATCCTATATCTTCGGCACCCTAAATACACTTAGGAAACTTGTGGAATAAATGGCACAACCAGCAAGTAGAGTAGATTTAATTAATTATTGTAAGAGGCAACTGGGAGCTCCAGTCCTTGAGATTAATGTTGCCGATGAACAAATAGATGATTTGGTTGATGATGCTCTTCAGGTATTTCATGAGCGTGATTATGATGGAAGTATTCAAACTTTCTTAAAATATAAAATTACACAGGCAGATATAGATAGGGGTAGAGCAAGAGGTGGAGATAATCCTGTTGGAATTGTAACCACTAGTGCAACTTCTTCAATTGATGGACAGACTGTCACGTTCAACTTTGAGGAAAATAGCAACTACTTGCAAGTTCCACCACATGTTATAGGAATAAATAAAATTTTTAGATTTGATGGAAGTAACACTGTAACTAACAATATGTTCAGTGTTAAATATCAAATGTTTTTAAATGATATTTACTATTTTGGGTCAACCGAAATATTGAGCTATGCAATGACAAAAAGATATCTTGAGGATATGGATTTTGCATTGAATACCGAAAAGCAAATAAGGTTTAACATGAGACAAGATAGACTTTATCTTGATATTGATTGGGGATCCGTTAAGGTTGATGATTTTTTAATTCTTGATTGCTATCGCCTTATTGACCCTAATGATTTTACTAGAGTTTATAACGATTCTTTTTTAAAAAGATATCTAACAGCATTAATTAAGAGACAGTGGGGTCAAAATTTAATTAAGTTCCAAGGTGTTAAACTTCCTGGTGGAATTGAATTAAACGGCAGACAAATATATGATGATGCAGAAAAAGAATTGGATAAGATTAGAGAAGTAATGTCAAATACCTATGAATTACCTCCGTTTGATATGATAGGTTAATATCATGGTATTAAATCCTTTCTTCACACAAGGCACATCTTCTGAGCAAAATCTTGTTCAGGATTTGATAAATGAGCAGCTCAGAACTTATGGTGTAGATATTTTTTATCTGCCTAGAAAATTCATGACAGAAAATACTGTCATAAGGGAGGTTGTGCAGTCAAAATTTGACATGGCGCTCCCTCTTGAAGCTTATGTTGACAATTATGATCAATATTCCGGTGCAGGAAATATTTTATCAAAATTTGGTATTGAGTCAAAAGATGAAGTTAGACTTATTATTTCAAGAGAACGATTTGAAAATTATATTACACCATTAATTGAAGATCAGACGAATGTAAAACTATCATCTAGACCAAAAAGTGGAGATCTTATCTGGTTTCCTCTTGATGATAGAATTTATGAGATAAAAGACATTGAATATGCAAAACCATATTATCAATTACAAAATCTCTACGTTTATGAATTATATTGCGAACTCTTCCGCCTTGAGGATGAGGTTATCGCAACTGGTATCGATGATATTGATAATAATCTTATTGGCGAAGAATATGATGGTCTTACTGATGATGGAATTAATACCATTCAGGGTCCAACACAAACACTTACTCTAGTTGGTTCTGGTGTAACAGCAACTGCAACTGCTGCTATCTTTAATGGTGGTGTTAGATCCTTTACTATTACAAATAGAGGTGGTGGATATAGCGTTGTTCCAACTGTTGGCGTTACATCAGCTCCTGCTGGAGGAATTACGGCTGTCGGTATTGCCACTATGATTGGCGGCATAAACGTATGCAATCAAAATGTAAACGCAAAATTACAATCTGTTCAAGCAGTAAATGTTGTTAAATCTGGTGCTGGTTATACTGTTGCACCTGGTGTTAAATTTAGCGTTCCATCAAATCAAACCGGAAGTGGAGCCACAGCAACAGCAACAATTGGTGATGGTGTTGTTGGTATAATTACTGTCACGTCTGGAGGTGGAGGATATACAGAGGCACCAACAATAACATTTACAGATGAAGTGTTTAAATCAGGTGTAACCACAGCAACTGCAGTTGCATATCCAATTGTAAGTGCTGCTGGAACTATTTCAGCAATTCACCTTTCAAATACTGGTGTTGGATATTCTGTCGCGCCTACTATTGTTGTGGGTGATCCAGAAAGTTCTGGTTCAGGAACCTTTGCATTTAATGAAATCGTGACCGGATCTTCTA